ATTATGAGCTTAGTCGTACCTAACGAGGGTGAACTACTGTTATTGCAGTATATGGTTAATAAGACTGAACCCGTCGATTTAAGTCTTCGCCTTTATAACAATGATCAAACTCTGGCAGAAGCTACGGCATACGCAGACCTTACACAAGTGTCTGCGGCAGGGTATGCTGCTCAGACGCTCACAGGATCAGATTGGTCCACAGCATTGGTTTCAACTAATACCGCAACTGCTTCCCATGTGGAAAAAACATTCACCATGTCCGTGGCAGCAACTATTTACGGATATTACGTCACAGCAGGAACATCCACTGTTCTTTGGGCAGAAAGATTTTCAGGAGCACCATTTGTACTCCCTGCTGGCGGAGGCACAATAGCCATTACTCCAAAGGTAACTCTGGACTAACAATACTTTATATATTTTATTTTATTCTATTCCATTTATTCTGAAAAACCCAATCAATTAGTTGATTGGGTTTTTCTATATAATATAAATCATTATAAGGAATATCATGCATTTATTTTACTCTTTATCCACGGCAATAGGGGCAGGAATATTATCATATAATTTATTTGATGGGGATATAAAGACAACCGTTGCCATATCCCTTCTTGTATTTGGATATATTGGTTCCCTGTTGTTTGTGTCACAAACAAAAAACAATAAAGGCACACCAAAAAAAGATGCGACTAAAGAAGATGCGCCTAAAGAAGATTAGTTTATTTGGCCAAACAATGCGGACATACTTTGCAGTCTACACATTCGCAATCGACGCCATCGACGCAACCACAATCGCATACGCCACGAGTACATGCAGGGGCATTGTTAAAAAAGGGACACGCTGGGAATAAAGAAGGACTCATAAACCCAAGAGTAAGTCCTATCCCAAAAGAAACAAAACACATAAACATATTTTTACACGACATTTAAATCTCCAATCATTGGCGTTTCAATAACTCCATATTAATAACCTATATATACATTGATATGATTAAAAATCCCGATGGAACCCCCTACAACGTAGCTGGGAGTCTACAACAGTTCGATCCAGAAAATCCTGAGCATGATCTTTTTAATGTTTGGGACGATGAAGCTATAAAGATAGGCGGATCACCGATATTTTATTATGAAGTATTTATTCAAGAGCAAACTGTAGATCCAATTTATTGGGAAGACCGAGGAAAGATTTATTCCAACTGCCCAGTTAAACTATGGGCCGTTTATGAACCTATCACGTCTCAAAATTATATGAATGCTTTTGGATTTGATGCACCCGACGAAATGCTGTTTGAACTTAACTATCGGGATGTTCTAAACACCTTGGGGCATCCTCCGAAAATTGGTGCCCGGCTTTATTCCCCTCATAAGCGTGAAAATTGGAAAATAGTTCAAAGGAATGTTGAAGAATTTAAATTATGGGGAGAATTAAGACTCCAATTGTTGTCATCAAGATTCCAGGAATCTCGAACTACAGGAGAAGGAAAAGTCACTCAAAAAGAACCTGACTTTAAAATAAATTCAACGACTTTAAATAAGCCCATGCCAGGCGATCCAATTAACACCAATAACGACAATGGTGAAGCTTCTGTTAAAAATGAAGAATAAATAATTTAAGAGAAATGATTTAAAAGATCATTAGATATTCTTGCATCAACATTATCAAAAAAAAATTCTACTTTATTTGGTTTATGTATTTTTTTAAAAAATCGGTTAGGTATTTTGGGAGCGTGAATAGTTCCCCTTACATTAAGTAAAAATGGCTTGTGCCCAGTTTCCTTCTTTTTTATTTTATAAAATTTCATTTATCTTTATCCTTTTTAAAGGGACAAGAAGGCTTAATTAATTTCTTAGGCATCTTCTTTTGTTTTTTCACTCTTAATCTTTCGTTTTCTTTAATCGCATTCAATTCTTTTATTTTTGCTCCTTGATAAACTCCCCTGACAGCATCCATCCCATCCTTGGCATGTAATTTTTTAATTATTTTATATTTATCATCAAAATTGTTTCCTTTGTGATCAACCCATGAATGAGACGCTATGTGTGTTGATCCTATTCTGGCCAATTCTGATTCTTGAAATTCTCTCTCTCTAATCTCCACTTCAGACATTTCTTTGATTTCATAATTTACTTTATTAGGCAAAATAAGAATTTGAGCATATGGCTCACCTTTTCTAAAAATATGTCTTCGTCCACTAGAGGGAAGTTTAAATACTACAAAAAATATACGAGGCCAAAAATCCCCTCCTATATGACCAGGAACGGGAAGTGGAACTGTGTCTGTCTGGTCTTGATAAAATCTAGGATGCGGTTCTATTCTAACAACGTGACCTTCTTCTGTTTTAATATCTATCGAAGATGTAAACCCATAATGCCCAGGTGCAAACTGCATAAATGGAGGCAGGACAGTATTGGGGCTTATTTTAGTTACATCTTTTTGCTCTTCAGTAAAATCACCCAAAACTTTCATCTCGCCATTTTCATTAACAATATGGCACTCGGTATCAAATGGATAAACTAATTCCAATCCATACGTTGATCCGTCTACAAAAGGAACACAGTGCCATGGTTGGGGCTTATCGCCATCATCATGCCCCATAGAGTCACCAGCCCAACCAGGTATTTCTAACTTGATTGGTTTTGGCGGCACTCCCTTATACCAAGTTCTATATTTTAAGTTTGTTGTTTTCATGTCCTAAACCAAAAAACAAGTTTGTCATACTAACTAATTATAATAAATCAAATTGAAAGCCAAGTCTATATGGACAGCAGTAAAAATTTAAACCAATGCGATGCTAAAAGTCTCGAATTAAATAGTCGGATTGACGATAAAACTACGGGATATTGTGATGACGGAAGCGAATCCCTAAAAAGAACGGCTGGGAAGCCAGATGTAGGGTGGTTGGAAGATGTAAGCAATAAAAAAACAGGACTTGGATTTGCTGAAACCTGCGATCCGGCGCAGACAGGTCAAATTGTTAATGACCCAGATGGCGACACGGGCACGATCTATAGATATTCTAAAGCATTGCGGGGATGCGATGAAGCCATGTTAGATATGTTTCGAAACATTGTCGCCATTGATGAAGACGGAAAAGCCCATCCTATCCCAATTATCTGGGCAACTCAAGAAAAAGCAGTAGCGGCAGTTATGCAGGATAATGTTCGCAAGGACAATAGTTTGGTAGTAGATAGAATCAAATTGCCAATGATGGCCATTAATTCATCTGACATGGTGTTCAACCAAGATAGATATATTTACCACAAGGCCACGGATTACATGCGGTCGATGAGGACTGACAACAAACCGGGCTTTACCACTTCTGAAAAACATGAACGAGATACAGTTTTTGGTGTGTCTAGAGGATTGCCAGTTGATGTTTCATACACGTTATATGTTTGGACGTTATATGTCGAAGACATGAACCAGATTTTAGAGCAAATATTACTAAAATTCTCCCCAATTGCATACATAAAAGTAAGAGGTGTATATTGGGAAGTTGGAGTCAAATTAGATTCAATAGCAAATAACATTGATGTAGAACCTGGAGATCAAAATGTCAGAGTCATTAAGTACCAATTTACTTTAACTGCTGAGACATTTATTCCACAACCAATAAAAAGAGACAAAGCTGTATTAAAAACGAGAGTTGAAGTAGTAAATAGTATTGATCCTGATAGGGTCACTGATGTGCTATCGAGATTACAAGAAGCAGTAGAGGGTTTAGAATGATAGAGATTACTAACAGACAAAAATTTCCAGTCCAACTAGTGGTTCGTTCCAGAAAATCTACCAACAGCTTTACCACATTAAACATCCCCGGCATCGGTGCCGGAAAAAATGTTTATTTGCTGGAAGATGAGAGAGCAACAGAGTATATAACTCGTGTAAAAGACTGGGGCTTAATTAGCCTTCGTAACGTACCGGATAATCAAAATTAAGGGAGAAAAGAGAAATGGCAATTTTAAAAGGTTTTCCACCTTCCAACACAATTAGCCCAAGTGTTAGAATAATTGAAAAAGATCTAAGCTTCGTGCCCCCGGATCAAAGTTTCCACCGGGCAGCAGTGATTGGCTTTGCATCTAAAGGCCCAATTAACATTCCAACGATGATAAGAAACAGAACAGAACTTCATAGAAGTTTTGGGTTTCCACATCCTAAGGACGGAGATCCTTATCTGATTTATGCCGCAATGCAATATTTGATGGTGGCTAATCAGTTATATGTCGTCCGTGTTGGCGATACAAATAACGCAAGTCACGAACGTGCCGCAACCGCACAAGTAGCAGTTGCAGATGCAGGTGGTGGAATCGCTATTGATGCCTTAACGTCAAGTGAACATGGCCCAGGGACTGCTACTCCCGGTTCATATATATTTTCAAAAGACGCTTTCTTTAGATGGCGTCTTAATGGCGTTCTGGCCTCGAAGGTTTTAGTCGTACTCGACGCAACCTACACGGCTGCCGAACTCGCCGCAGATTTAAACTCTCAGTTAACCACTTTTGATGGGATTGAATTCTATTCAACAATTCCAGGAACTCCCGCAAACGACAAACTTGCCCTTAAAGCTAGTTGGGCTTATGGGCCTAGCTCCAGTTTAGAGTTAGTATCTGTTCAAGACGCCATATATGGTGGTGCCTATAATACTGGTGGAACCGATGCTTCGCTTCAAGGAACGGGACAAAGTGGTGTCAACCCAACAGGTTTGGGAACTAGCATGACACAAGCTTCCGTAACTGGCGTAAATGATTTTGCCGGTGCTTGGACTGCTGATTCGCTTGCAGCCGGATCGTCTGCCGCTTCCAGAACCATAAGCGTTGTGGTTGATGGTACTGACAATGTTTTAGTTGATCAAGTTCAGCAAGACATTGTTTTGGCCGCACTCGACGATACTACTTTGCAAGAAGTGGTTACCGCAATTAATGCTCAGATTACTGCTGGGACTATTCCTGGTGGATTTGTCGCCTCTGATGAAAACGGCGAGGTGGACAGCGTGGCGGGAACGGAGTTAATGCTTACGACGTTGCATCGTGGTAGAGATGCGAAAATCCTTGTAAAAGCCGGTGGATTTACAGCACCTGGTTTCCCAAACACAACCAAAATGGGTACAAGCCCAAGCGTTGTTTCCGGTGCTGGTTCCGAAGAAACCGCAGGAATCCTTACTGGTGGCGTGAGTGACGGTTCATTATCTGTCACCTTTACTGCTGACAGTGCTGGTATCGAAGGCAACACGACACAAGTTATCGTTAAGAACGATAACCGTGAAGGCACCTTCCAAGTTGAT